TGTGCTAACATAGCCAAATGTACCAAGGCCTTGTAGACTACTTGCAAGTTGAACAATGTTAAGACCTGATCCAGTCACAGGAGCACCGTCAACAAACAATCCACCATTTGTGATTGTAATATTGTGGCGATAAGGATTATTAGTAAGTGTCGTATCAAACATGCTAATGTTTGAAATGCTTACGGTACTCATATAAGATGCCAAACCTTTCCATTGAACACCACCAATTCCATCTGCTGTCATGAGCCAGTTTGTGCTGATTGGAATATTTGTGTTAGGATCAAGTGCAAAAAGTGACCGGAGGACCGTCAAATCCATGTCATATCCTTTTCTTGAATTCATGCGAGGATCCATCGCGCTACTACCTTCTACTAAGAATCACTCCATCATTCAGAAGCGCCGCGAGATGACTGGCAACGGTGGTCTATTACAACTCGTCGCAGTTGGAAAACAAGACGTTTTCTTGACGGGAAACCCTCAGATAACATGGTTTAAGTTTGTTTATCGTCGTCATACGAATTTTGCCATTGAATCTGTTGAAATGTATTCAGACAATGAACCTGATTTTGGAAAAAAAATCAGTTGGCTCGTTCCTCGGAGTGGAGATTTACTCGGTCCTTGTATTTTAGAGATTACACTTCCCCCACTCTATCTCTCCACTACGGGTGAAACTGTTGCTTATGTAAATTCTATAGGTCATGCACTTATCCAAGAGATTACACTGACCATTGGTGAGCAGGAGATTGATCGCCAAACTGGAGAATGGATGGAGATTTGGTCAAATCTCACCACAACTGAATCACAGAAGTTCGGTTTTTATGATATGATTGGCAAAGTGGATGGATTCTCTCAACCTACACTGATTGGACCCCTCAAACTCTATGTACCGCTTCAATTTTGGTTCTGTAAGAATCCCGGCCTCTATCTTCCACTCCTTGCTCTACAATATCATCCTGTCCGGATTAATATTACGTTTAGACCACTACAGCAGTGCTTCTGGACACCAAATGTTATTCAAGACTGTGTTGATATAACTGTAAAGCCCGCCCATATAACGGATTGCACACTGTGGGGTGATTTTGTCTATCTGGATGTGGATGAGCGTCGACGATTTGTCAGTACAGCACACGAATATCTCATTGAGCAAATTCAGTATACATCGCAAATTGCAATTCCTCCGAGTTCACAGTCAATTCCTGTACCGATTGAATTCAATCATCCTGTTCGCGAGTTTATTTGGGTACTTCAACGCCAACTGGTTATTAATAACAAGGAGTGGTTTAACTTTAGTAGTCTAAGTGTGAATGAAACAGGAACCCGTACAGACATTCTCGCCAATGCAGTTTTACAACTCGACGGATTTGACCGCTTCCAAGTTCGCGATGCAACTTATTTCCGTCTAGTTCAACCGTGGCAACGCCATACAACCATTCCATCAGATGATTTTATCTACTGTTATAGTCTTGCACTCCGTCCTGAAGAACTTCAGCCGAGTGGTTCAATGAATGCTAGTCGTATTGACAGTATTGTACTGCAAATAATGACGAATCAAGCGACGATTCCTGCCCTCGGAAACTGCACAGTTCGTGTCTATGCAAAGAACCACAATGTTCTGCGCGTAGTGGATGGATTCGGTGGTGTTCTCTTTACAATCTAAGGTGTCCAAAAAATTGAAACTACTATCTGTTATCATTGGATGATATCAGATAATGGAACACGATTCAATTACACAGCAACGTGTGCGACGTATTGGGCGTAAACTTATTCAAGACTATGCATTTGAGCGGTGGTGGATTCCAAGAGCCAGTGAATCGTTTGAAAAAGACTTTGAATGGACTGAACCTGACACCTTGTATGATGAATTTGAGGACCTTTGGCTTCTCTTTTGGAAACACGGATTTGCGCTACGTAACTTTGAACTCTATCCTCAATCAAATGGAACGTTTGTTCTGACAAACTTCAGCGAGTTTGGATTCCGAATGACATCGGGCCCAGTCTCAATTCGTCTACCCGACCCCACACAGACACCGTCTGATTTCTTCAAGGCCGATTGCTTTCCATCTGATTTCTTGAGTCATCTCCGAGCTAAGGGGTTTGAAGTGCCTACGGATTGTTTGCCTAGCACAAAGACGGATACAGATTAGTAGGGATGTCTTTCCTAGGTTCATTTGACCATACATCCGCAAAGTCATGGGGAGGCTCACAAATCTCACCGACTCTCTTTACATTTATTACAATTGTAGGTGGATTTTTTGCAGTTGATCATATTCTTCTCCGTTCACCACGGACGGCCGCACTGAAGGTGTTTATCAATCTATTCGCCTTCGGTTTCTGGTGGATCTATGATATTGTTCAGACGTTTGCTGAATGGGATTCTGTAAAGAAATACGGTCTGTCAGTGCCTTTTTTTGGACCCACTGGCCTTGGTGCGGGTATTTTTCACGGAACTGGATCTGCAGCACCAGATACTGCACCGAGTCCTATATTCTTTCTCCTCTATGTCGGATTTTTGAGTCTCCCTTTTGGCCTCAGTCATTTTGCAGCAGGTGATTTTATGGGTGGACTTGCCATGCTTCTTTTTACACTGAGTGGTATTCTCACTGTCTTTTCATTATTATGGACAACCTATTGTGGACTGTACCTATTATATGATACAAAGTCTCTCTTTCTTGATGGAACACCGCGTTTCTTTCCTGCTACAATCTACATGAACTCAACAGGCGCGGCAGGAAACGTGATGACTCCAACAGCCTTAGAAAAGATGAAATCTGACCAGAGTCTTTTTAGCATTATAACAGGTCCGTTTGCTCCATTCTTAGGACCAATTCGGGCAGCCCTCGGACTTGTTGTCGATACAAAGTGTGCCGTTGAAAAGGTGATTCCGCCTGTGATTGATGCAGTGCAGAAAACAATTCCACCGGCTGTGGCCGCTGTAAAGAGTACAGTTGCACTTGCTGAGAAGGCTCCGCAACTTCTAAGTGCAACGGATTCTATTTCGGCATTCACTGACCCTGCTGCTCTACGAGCGGCTGCAGGGCAAAAGGGTGGTGCCACAGGCGCCGTTGGTGCTTTAGAAGCCGCTGGAAACCTGAGTTCCTATGTATTCTTTGGCACGGCACTTATTGTTCTAGTTGGTGCCCTCACACTCACGTGGGCGCGATTTACACCATCAAATAAAACCTCTAAAGAAGAAAATACCAACGATGTCCCACCCGATGTACACAATGACACTCCTCCCGGATCATAAGTATTTCGAGGCCCTCATTGCTCGTGGAAAGGATGAGCGAATTAAGGTAATGCCGAAGTACGTGGTCGTCTATTTTACAGCAGAGTGGTGTGGATACTGCCGTGATCTTGACCTCAAGAAGATTATGGACACATTTCCTATGGTCACCTTCTTCAAGTGTGATATTGACCAGAATAAGTACACGCCTGGATACTGCCAAGTGTCAAAGATTCCGACCTTTATCGCAATCCAGGACACTGAATTTCTGGATAAGGTGACCAGTGCTGATACAGGAAAAGTGATGGCTTGGATAAACTCTATCTTTATTAAGTAAATGGCAATGCTTGACTATGCCATTGTGGGGGGCGGTATTGCAGGACTCTATGTAGCCCGCGAACTGGCCAAGCGCCATATAAATGCAAAGATCTCCGTGTTTGAAAAATACAGAGTTCTTGGGGGTCGAATCTTAACATTTCACGACAGGAACCTGCAATGGGAGGAGGGTGCAGGTCGTATTCATTCAAGCCACATACTGACACGCGACCTCATCCGAGAATACAACCTTCATGAATTACCAATCTCAGATGAATCAGGTTGGATAAAAACCTATGGTTCAGACTTAGTACCCAATCCATTTGAAGATAGTCTTCGTACATGGTTGCCCCAAGTACAAATGCTTCCTCAAGAAATTCTCGGAGCACATACACTCTATGAAATTCTCGAAGGTATCTTTGGATCTGCAAAGGCCAAGGCCTTCACGGATCCGTTTCCGTATCGTGCAGAACTCTTTACATTACGTGCGGATCTTGCACTCGGCAGTTTTACTACTGAAATGGGAGCCAATCAGAGATTCTCTATTTGTAAAGAGGGGCTCGATAGTCTAATAGATGCTTTAGCTAATGACTGCAAATCAAAAGGTGTTCATCTTTATACACATCATTCCCTGGAAAACCTAGCCCCTGAACTTGACGATACTCTGACACTTTGGTTTGCTACTGGAAGTCCAAGCCTACATGACTCTCGAATAATTAAAACGGTCCAGGCAAAAAATGTCATCTGTGCTCTTCATGCCGATGCACTCAGAAAAATTCCAATCTTCAAACCACTTCCTGCACTCGCGTGTGTAAAAATGGAGCCACTTCATCGTATCTATGCAGTCTTTCCCCCTGGAAAAAACGGAAAAGTCTGGTTTGAAGATCTCCCGAAGTTTGTTACAGAAACACGACTTCGGTATTTTATTCCAATTCGGCCTGACAAAGGTATTGTCATGATCTCGTATACGGATGCAGGTGATTCAATTGTCTGGACAAATATTGCAAGTGGTATGAAACCGATTTCAGAACAAGTCTTAGGAAAAATCCTTACAGACGAGTGCCGCCGCCTCTTTCCCACACGAGAGATTCCGTATCCTACGGTCGTTAAATCACATCCGTGGAAATCAGGTGCTACCTACTGGACACCCGGTCTCTATGATCCCTATAAAGTGAGTAAAGAGACTCTTCAACCATTCAATGACCTACCAAATCTTTTTATCTGTGGTGAAAGTTTCTCCATGAAGCAGGCATGGATTGAAGGAGCACTTGAAAATAGCCGTGCTCTACTTAGAATCCTATGAACTCTCATATTGTCTTATCGCTTTTCCACATTTTTTTTGTCGTGCCTTTCTTTCTCTATGTTGGCCTTCAACGGTCCGCTGTTTCAAATGAAATCTTTACGACTCTTCTAGTTCTCGGTATTATACTTACACTCTATCACGGCTACAAGGCGTATGTTCGTTTTGTAAATGCATCACCCTTCATGTATGTAAATCTAATTCACGCAGTTCTAATTGGACCGCTTCTGATTATGATTGGTCTGAAAGGAAAAAATACGGAAACCCCGTATTATGAACTTCTACTCATGCTCACCTTTGCTGCAGGTGGATACCACCTCTACAGCCTTGTTCAACAGATGAACAATCTGAGGGATGATTAACCTACAGTGAGCACCTCATCTAGATGAGGAATTGTAATGCCCTGAATACTATCAAGGCACTTTCCAGCATGATAGTAAAACGCAGTACTGCTTTTGAAAGTTTTCTGACATTCGGTACATGTAATTTCATTACCTGTTCCGTCCTTCATATCATCTAAGTAATTACGGCAGTGCTTTCGAGTAAAGTGAATGATACGATTTGCAAAACTCTGGGACTCAAAGTCACAACAGGGACACTGATACTTTTCAACTTGGTCGTTATCTACATGACGTGCGCGTGTATGTAGATCTAAAATCTGCTTCTGTGAAAATCGCCGATCACATATATCGCAGACAAAGGGCAATTCACCCGAATGCTTTGCCTTATAATGCATATGCATAGTACTCTGTTTTGCAGTTGTCTTATCACAGAATTTACAGACATACTCGCCCTCCTTATTCTTGAAATATTCGAAACGCTCCTTTGACATAGTGTATTTGTAGTGTAAATTGGATGGACTTGAAGTTTCAAATTTTTACCTTGCTTACTACTTTAAGGGTATTGCAATAAACTTATCAGCAAATGAGTGTTACGATTCTAACACTTGTTATTGGCGAAGACTATCGTACAGGTCTTGCAGAGGCCCTACAATCAAAAGTTGATTATGCGAGGCAGCACGGATATACATATATTCAGGGCGATGAAAAATTCTGGGACCGTGACCGCCCTATTCCATGGTCAAAGATACCCTTTGTGCTTTCGGTCATGAAAGGTCTTCCTGAAGGGGCGCTCATTTGGTTGTCTGATGCAGATGTCTTCATTACAAATCTGAACACTCGCCTTGAGGACTGTATGGTACCACTACTTCCAAATGACAAGGACCTACTCATGACACTCGATGCATGTGGTCATATTAATTCTGGTAATATTCTCTTCCGAAACACGGCGTGGATGCGCGCCTTTTGGGAGAAGGTATGGCAGAAAACCGATTATCTGTATCACGTTTGGTGGGAGAATGCGGCGATGATTAAGGTTCTCGATGAAAATGAAGATGACTTTGCAAAAACACAGATTACGGGGCAGCATAAGAAGTTTAATGCGTTTCTCCGAGGAGTTGAAGGGCAACCACTTTGGGAACAGGGTGATTTTCTGGTTCATTTTGCAGGTGTCTATGACCCGAAGGAGATTAGTGCTCTAATTTCCCAGATTCGTAAAGGCCAGACACCCCGACTCCAAATGTAGAATCTTAATAGAAATGTCTACTAAGTCTGCATATCAACTCTTTCTTAATGCAGCGGCTGCCTATAAGGCGGCACCTAATAATGCCCCGAATAAGGAAGAACTGAGAAAGGCAAAAAATGTGGCGGAATTAGCAGCATATCAGGCTTCATTAAAGAAGGGTGGTGCTAAGAACACCCGCAAGAATAACATACGCAAAAATGCTACGCGTAAGATGTATGGTGGTAAGCGCAAGTTGAGTCCCTATATGAAGTTTGCCAACAAAGTGCGTCCTCAACTGATGAAGGAGAATCCTGACATGAAGGTTCCTGAACTTGGCAAGAGAATTGGTAAGATGTGGCGTGACCAGAAGTAGGGCTCCGATGCGCTATAGAAATATAGCCCCTTAGTAGAAATGGTTAACAAGGAAATCACGCTTCAGCCTGGAGATACACTTACGGTTACATGTGGCGGAGAGGGTGCTGCCAATAATATCCATATGAAGGCCGAGGGTGATATGAGTTTCATCGAGGGTGGCAAGCGCAAGGGAGCCAATAAGACACGTAAGAATAAGCAGGAAGGTGGAAAGCGCAAGTTAAGTGGGTACATGAAGTTTGCAAATAAGGTGCGTCCTCAACTGATGAAGGAGAATCCTGGCATGAAGATTCCTGAACTTGGCAAGAAGATTGGCAAGATGTGGGGTGAACTTTCAGATGCTGAGAAGAAGAGCCACGCGTAAAAGCCACCGCGTAGTTTTTTATCTAGTCTTTGAATATAGAATGGAAAGTCAGAAGCCTCAGACGATATTCGCTGGTGGTCGCCGTACACGCAAGAACCGCGGCAATTTGCACGGTGGTGCCAAGATGGCCACGGGCTCCAAGGCCCAGGTGTGGCACGGCACGGCCCGCCACACGTCCGGCGGCCTGACCAAGAAGGACCTTATGCGGCACAAGGGCAAGATCGTGAGCCGCCGCAAGCACGCCGCGGGACTCAAGGCGATCCGCAAACTGCGTAAGTTAGGCTATGTCGCCAAGAAGGGCACGTTCAAGCTTTTCAAGAAGCAATAAAAAGCTAACGAGCATAAGCGAGTTTAAGCTTTTCCGTAAGCAGAAGTAAATAAATTTACGTATTAAGTCTCTATACTGAACTAAATCTTTCAGTTAAGTATAGAATATAATGAATCTGACTGTCATGCTCTTTACAGTAGTTCTGTTCGTTCTCCTGACGCCTGGCGTAGTTACTCGCCTCCCCCCTGCGGGCTCCAAGCTTACGGTTGCGATTGTTCACGGCCTGATCTTTGCCCTGGTCTACCATTTTTCACACAAGATGGTCTTCCGCTACTCAATGGCCTATGAGGGCTTTGAGGGATGCAAGAAGTGCGTAGACAAGAAGTGCATGGATGAGGGCGCCAAGGATGCTGCCTGCTAATCTTCTGAACCTTCAAGTTGCGAAGTGCACCATTTGAGTACTTCACAGACATCTTCAACACCAATTTCAGTACCACGTACTTCAAGCCCAGCCGCATCGTACCATTTAACGGACCGATTCGGACAGACTACTAGACCTGCTTTCTTCTCTCTAAAGTCTTCTAGACTATCGAGTACAGCCATACCCTGTAGTGTAGCCTGTGCAGCAAACCACTCCTTATATTTTAGCGGAGCGAGAATAGGACTCAGAAAAGTATAATAGATATCACGGATGCTCGGTAGCATTCCAGCCATACATACCCAGTGAACTGATTCAAACTTCTTCAAAAGAACACTAGGTATCTCTGAGCCGATCCAGAGTACTGAAATGGGTTTACCAGCATTCTGCAAATAAGAGGCAAAGAGAGAATAATCAACATTGCCTCGGATTCGGATAACAAAATCCCAGTTTTCCTGAAATAATCGTAACCGTTGTCCCGATTTCAAGTCCTCCGTAAGCACAAGACAACGTCGACCGCGAAAGAGAAGTTCTTGTTGCACACGCAGAAAAACCTGAATGGCCTCACTGAGGCCACCCGCTATGAAAAGTCGTTTTGGTTCCGTGGTCCATTCAAATGCCTCCAAGTGGACAGACATTTTTCCTTACTAAAACAGAAGAGTCATTCAATGCTATTTGAACGCGCAACACTAACTACGGTTCTTATTCTGGCGGTCGCAGGCCTTCTACTTGACTTACCGTGGTTGACTATAAGTTCCAAGTGGTCTGGTGA